GGTCTTCTTCGACCACAGCTACCGCCGTCACGTTGACGTCAATGAAGTCATTGAAAGGATTCGGTGTGGACACGAAGCGACGCCTTTGAAAGATATTTGGGGCAATTATAGCACGGTTTTACAGATAGTTAAAAAAAACCCCGCAAAGCGGGGTCAAGGCGCAGTTTCCCGCGCTAGGGGAGAGGACCAACCATGAAACTAAGGGCATTATAGCATCTTTAGCCCGCGCTTCAAGGTTTTAGACCATTTCGATCCAAAAGAGTTCCCGTAAAGTGCAGTTCCGGCATCTGCACCAAACGTCAGAACAAATGCATCTGCCACGTCGGGGCTTCGGCGGATACGCCGTTTGGTCTGGTCTTTGGACTCGATGGCCAGCCGCCCGGTAGAATCCGGGGACAAATACTTGACGCTGACAAGATCCGCGCACAGTTCGTCGTCCTTGGGCATGGAGCAGTCGCGCTGCTCGAACCAGGCCTTGGCCTTGAACCACAACTCGGTTCGCAAGTTCTTGTATGAATTTTTCAGGGCCGGGGACTCGGAAACGTTGATACCGCGAACGGGTAAACCTAACTCCCGGAGCCTATCGACCACGCCGGCACCAAGGCCGATGCTGTCCACCAGGATCTCCTGGGGAACGTCGCCTGGCTCACACGAATCGTACTCGGCCTTGACCACGCCCGCCACTTGCATGATGTCCAGCTTGCGCCATTTGCGGATAGGTTCGATCAGGCGGTTGGACTGGCGCTTGGCTAAGGCGGTGGCGTCGTCGCCGAAGCGGGCCACGTCAACGCCCCAGATGATGGGCGCGCCCGGCATGGTCTGGACGTCGCGGGTCATGGCGTCCTCGACCAGCACCAGCGGGATGACGGTATCGTCGTCGGCCTTGGGGAACTCGCCGAGGACGCGGACGCGGTAGGCGTTGGAGTCTTCGCCGTAGGCGTCTGCCACTTGCTTAACGAATTGTGAACTAACCAGCCTAGAATCGACACAGCTAACCTTGCGGGTACACCAGTTTTCCCGGTTCTTGTTGTGGGTGTCGAAGAAGAAGCCGGATGTCCGCGTGGGGTTTCCCAGCAACAAGGTCGTGGCGTGTTCGCCGGACATGGAGCCGACGGCTGCCTCGAACACCTGTTCTGCAACGCCCGATGCCTCGTCCGCCACCAGAAGGACGTTCTCGGAGTGAACACCCTGAAGCGCCTCGGGGCTTTCGGCGCGCGCGGTACGGGCCGAGATGAACGCGCCGGTGGGATCTGCTTTGAGTTCGATACGCTCTTGCTTGACTTCCAGCAGTTCCAGCAACGCGGGCGGCAGACGGCGGGCGCACGACTTGAGTTCGGCGAACAGGGCGTCGAACAGCTGGGCGGACGTCGGGGCCGTCACCACCACTTTGACCGGGTAGCGGGTTAGCAAGAACCAGAGCATGGCCCAAGAGGCTGCCGAGGACTTACCGACGCCGTGGCCCGAGCGAACGCTGATTTGGCGCTTGCCCTCGGCAATCTGCCCCAGCATCCAGACTTGCCACTCGTCGGGTTCGACCCCAAGGACTTCCTTGACAAAGGCAACGGGGTTGTTGCGGTACAGCGCGAGAAACTCGACAAACGGATTATTCGTCATCTGATTCGTCTTCGTCCTGTTCAATGGCGGGGGTCACGACTTCGGCGTCGATGGTGATACCTTGCCCGACTTGCTTCAGGGCCTGGAGGTGGAGATCGCCAATGGACAGGTTGACCTGGACTTGCTGTTTCTGCTCACCGAACGTCGCGCGGTCAAATACACTCGCTAATTTCATAGCGGCCTCAAACTGGAGCCGCTTGACATTGACATCTTCCGGCATCGCGCGCTTGACGCCCTCGAATGCATCTTCCACCTGAACGCCGGCCGCGATGGCCTTGGCCATCATAAACTTGTCGTTCCACTCCGGCTTCTTCAGCAGAAAGGCCAACTGCGATGGGCTGGTCACGTAGTCCTCGGCCAGCCGCCGCATCGACGTTCCGCTGGCAATCCTATCCAACAGCGTTTCGTATCCGCCCGTTTCGGCGATACGAAGTTTCAAACTTCTCAACTTGGGACGCCCGGCCATACTTACCTCAATCCGTTTTCTTTGATGATTTTCGCAATCGTCGCCAGCGAAATGCTGATGTCGTAGAAACCTTCTACTTCATCGCAAATCTCACGAAGGCTGAGATTACGGTCCCGTCGGCACTCCAGGATAAACTGGATCGCCGGGTACTCCTCGGGGTGTGGCATGAGCATCGCCTCTTTACCCGTACCCTCGACATAATACCCGAAAGGCCGCTTGCCACCCGAATAACCGCCCGACTGTTTCTTGGCGTACTTGCCCGCCGCTACACGCTCGGCAATCCGGCTGCGCTCGAACTCGGCCATCGCCGCCAAAAGCGTGAAGAACAATTTGCCCATACCGTTTTCCGATATGGGGTCCGTGCTAATGTCTGCAACAATCAGCTTGACGCCCTGGCTGGCCCAGCGCTCGGCAGTCACCAAGGCGTCCTGGGCCGAACGGAACATACGGTCTAGCTTGGCCGCGATAATCGTATCGCCGGTTTTCAACCTGGCCAGCATCTTGTACCCGGCTGGGCGTAGGCTCAGAGAAATACTTCCGCTGACACCTTCCTCGCGAAAAATATCATCGACCTTTATGCCGTGGTATTGGGCCACAGCGTTGATCTTCCTGGTCTGCTCTTCCAGGCTGGTGTTATCAACTTGGCCAGATGTGCTGACCCGGGTGTATCCATAAACGGCCATTTCGATGGCTCCTCTCTTTGGTTTCCGGTGATAATACGGCAAATAAACATATTCTGCAATACTCTTTTCAAAAAATATTAAAAATTTTTTTTGGGGTCGGTGTTATAGATTTTTGGTGCTAAGTGGTTGGCCAGATGTGTATGGGCCTAGCCAGGCCGCGCCCCCCGGCCCGATGCGACCTGGGGGGGGGTATCCGGCGGCGCTCGAACCCCGGGCCGTTCCAGGCGCCGCACAATACCCCGGCTTATCGCTGGAAAGCCCAGCAGAATCAACAGGTTATAGCGTCTGCTTGTATTAACACGTAAACGGCCAGGGCCTGGGATCCTGGCCGATATCGGCAGCGGTCCGGCAGATCGGCGCCTGGACGCCGATTTTGGCACCTATATGCCCGGCGCGCTGCTCTACGGCCCAGGACCAGGACGACCAGGACGACCAGGACGACCAGGACGACCAGGACACCAGGCCAGGCGATCCAGGCCAGGACACCAGGACACCAGGACGCCAGGACCAGGACACCAGGACCAGGACACCAGGACGCCAGGCCCAGGACCTGGCCAGGCCTTCCAGGCGATCCAGGCCCAGGACCTGGCCGGGCATTCCAGGCCTTCCAGGGCCGGATCCTGGCCGGACGGATCGCTTTTTCATCCGTCATTCGGCGCATACTATTGAAAACACTAGAAAAACAGGGCTTTTTAAGGCCTTTTCCGCCGGATTGACGGATCCAGCCTATCTATCAATCTATAATGTTACATGTGGGTTAAGCTTTCATTCATATACATTAACGCGTTACGTATAGGACGTTAACCTAATCCGGCGTTCCGTCATCCGTCAAGAATTGTTATTTATCAGTAGTTTATGCCGGACGGATCCGGACGGATTGACGGATCCCGGTACTGAATACGTATGCATGGCCGGGAATTGCCCTTTTTTTGAGAGATAATATTTTCACCAGGCGCCGGCTAATTCCGGCCGGCGCCATTACCTGGAGCAAAAGACAATGAAAAAGATTAGCTTTCACGATATCGCAATTCCGGCCGGCCTGATCTTTAGCGCCGGGCTTCTTTTCTCGTTTTACATTCCCGGCGTGCTGCCGGCCGTTCGCAATTTCCTGGGAGCATAAAAAATGAATAAAGCTTATTCCCGGATCCAGCGCCGCCAGGCCCTTAAGGCCCTGGCCGTCGATATCACCGCCGGCGTCGCATTCTGTTTTTTATTCTTCACAATTCTATTTTCTCTTTAATCAATAAAGGAACCTTCCCAATGAACAATGAAACCGAAAACACAAATACCGTCGACGTGCTGCCGCTGCTGGCTAAATTCATTCGCCAGCGGCCCGGCCTGGAATATGGCAATTATGGTGACGTGAAAGCATACCGGGCAGAATTGCGCGGGATTACGGCCGATCTGCACGCTGCCGAAAAGCTGCTAAATTATGCCGGCATTTTTTCCGGCGTCCGGGAATACGTGAACCGGGAGTTATCGGATCGCGGCGGCCGGCTGCAATATAACGCGGCCAGTAATAGCCTGGAATATTGCACCGGGCAGTATTGGCCTACAGAATACCGGCGCGCGGCCGCTAATCTGCTGGCCAGCGCGATCTGGGCCTATTGGCGCGACTGTGGATATTCCGGCCAGGCCATGCGCGAACAGGCCCGGCGGGAATTCGGCCGCGGTATCGCTGCACGTTTTTTCAATTAACTATAAAAGGACCATTACCAATGAAAACTAAATTCTATTATTACCAGGATCCAGGCCATGCCTGGGCCGCTGTTCCGGTGTCATTGCTCGAGCAGCTGGGCATTGTTGGAAAGATTAGCGCTTTTTCCTATTGGCGCGGAAAAACGGCCTACCTGGAGGAGGACCGCGATCTGGCCGTTTTTTTCAACGCATACCGCGTGACGTTCGGCACCTATCCGATCCTGATCAGTAAGCATTCCGATGATCGATCCCCGATCCGGTCCTATGCCCGGTTCACGTATTCACCGGCCGCGCAATGGTATAAGATCCGCGCGGCAGCAGCGGCCCAGGGATATGGAACAATTTTAGAAGCTGCCGCGGCGTCCGGGCATTTACAATTTATTACGTTGGGCCTGGCCCAGGAGGCTGCAAAATGAATTTACTTAATATCGACGCGAACGCGAAAACAGTAAAAGGCCAGGCCCAAGGATACATGACGGCCGTACTATACCTGGCACCGGCGGACGTTTCTGGGTTCAATGTTTGTCCTATGGCCGAGATCGCCGGCTGCATTGCCGGCTGCCTAAATACGGCCGGGCGCGGCGGCATGGCACCAGGTAAGGCCCTAATGGCGCCGCATGGCCGCATTGTTCCGGATAATGCGATCCAGCGCGCGCGCATTGCCCGGACGCGCTTATATTTTCAGGACCGGCCCGCATTTATGGCCCAGCTAGTGAAAGAGATAACCGCGTTCATTAAAAAGGCCGAGCGTGCCGGCCTGGTGCCGGCGATCCGCCTTAATGGCACGTCCGATTTACCTTGGCACCGGATCCCGGTGATCGTGGCCGGGAAAAAATATAATTCGCTAATGCACTATTTTTCGGACGTGCAATTTTACGATTATACAAAAGTACATAAACGGGCTTTTGAAAGCTTGCCGGGTAATTATAAAATTACACTTTCATTCTCGGCAGCCAATGCGGAATATATGCACGACGTGACGGCCGCCGCGATCCAGGCCGGCATAAATATGGCCGTAGTGTTCCGGGAGAAGCTGCTGCCTGAAACGTTCCAGGGCCTGCCGGTAATCAATGGTGATGAAACGGATCTTCGGTTTACTGATCCGGCCGGCGTGGTAGTGGGCCTTTACGCTAAAGGCGCCGCCCGGCGTGATACGTCCGGTTTTGTGATCCGAAACTAATGCTCCAGTTAAAAGGCCCGGCACGTCCGGGCCTTTTGGCGGGCGCATTGCCCGGATTAGGAAAATAACGCAATGAATAAATAACTAGGTTAACGGCCTTTAGATCCTGGCACGTCCTGGCTGCTGCGTCCTGGCACGTCCTGGCACGTCCTGGCACGTCCTGGCACGTCCTGGCACGTCCTGGCACGTCCTGGCACGTCCTGGCACGTCCTGGCTGCTGCGTCCTGGCTGCTGCGTTCTGGCTGCCGGGTCCTGGCTGCTTGGTCCTGGCTG